AACACAGTCGTAACAACTTCTGGTACACAAACACTTACAAACAAAACAATTGATAGTGCTTCAAACACATTAACATTAGATTTATCAGAAGGTACTTTAACTGGTACAACTGCTGAATTTAATACAGCATTATCAGATGGTTCTTTCGCAACACTTGCGGGCACAGAAACATTAACAAACAAAACTATCAGTGGTTCTTCAAACACATTATCAAACATTGGTAATAGTTCATTAACAAACTCTACAATTACTATTACAGGTAGTGATGCTTCTTCTGACAGTATCGCTCTTGGTGAAACATTAACCATCGCAAATGGTGAAGGTATTGTTACTGATATCGCAACTAACACCTTAACAATTACTGCTGAAGATGCTACAACATCTAATAAAGGTGTTGCCTCATTTGATACAAACCACTTTACAGTAACTTCTGGTGCTGTAACAATTAAGTCTGGTTCGATTGCTGATGGCGACTTAGCAGGATCTATTGGTAACGATAAACTTGCTAATAGTTCTATTACAGTTTCAGATGGTTCAAATTCAACCGCAACTTCTCTTGGTGGTACAATTACTTTTTCTGGTACAGCAAACGAAGTAGAAGTTGGTGAAAGTTCTGGTACAATTACAGTTGGTTTACCAAGTGATGTAACAATCGGTAATGACTTGACAGTTACTGGTGACTTAACAGTAAATGGTACAACAACTACTGTTGCTACAACAAACACTGTTGTTAGTGATACATTAATAGAGTTGGGTAACGGAACAACTGGTGCTCCTGCTAACGATTCTGGTATCGTAATTGAAAGAGGTGACTCTAACAATGCGTTTATCGGTTTTGATGAAAGTGCTGACAAGTTCATCGTTGGTACTGGTACATTTACTGGTGCTTCAACAGGTAACTTAACTATCACAACTGGTACACTTGTTGCAAACTTAGAAGCAACAACTGCTACATTGGGTGGTAGTGACATTATCTCAACTGATAATACTAAGACACTAACAAACAAAACTATTGATGCTTCTGCTAACACAATATCAAATATCGGTAATTCTTCACTATCAAACTCTACAATTACATTAGCAGGTGATAGTGGTTCGAATGCTGTTGATTTAGGAGATACATTAACAGTTTCTGGTGGTGAAGGTATTGATACTTCACAATCTGGTGACACATTAACTATCGCAGCTGAATTAGCATCAACATCTAATAAAGGTGTTGCTTCATTTAGTTCTGATAACTTCCAAGTTAGCACTGGTGTTGTTACTGTAACAACTGTTGATGGTGGAACTTACTAAGGATAATTAAATGGCAGTACCAAGCACAAGAGCAACATTTAAAGAATATTGTCTAAGGGCATTGGGCAAACCTGTAATTGAAATTAATGTCGATCCCGACCAAGTTGACGATCGCATTGATGAAGCGTTACAATACTTTGCTCAGTATCACTTTGATGGTATTGAGAGAATGTTTCTTAAACATCAAATTACTGCTGCAGAAATTGCTCGTGCTGCTACTAATACTACAACTTCAGTGACAGATTCTGCTGATGGTAGTATAAGTGCTGATTGGTTAGAAGGGAAAGGATTTATTCCTATCCCTTCTCCTGTAGTTTCTATTGTTCAAGTATTTCCATTTGATGACTCAGCAACAAACAATATGTTTGACATGCGTTATCAAATAAGACTAAATGATTTGTATGACTTTTCGTCAACATCATTAGTTCATTATGAAATGACAATGAACCATTTAGATCATCTTTCACATTTACTTGTAGGTGAAAAACCACTTCGTTTCAATCAACATCAAAACAGACTATACATTGATATGGATTGGTCAAACGATGTAAGTGAAAACGACTACATAGTTATTGAGTGTTTTAGAAAAGTAGACCCAGATACATATACTGATATTTGGGATGATATTTTCTTAAAGAGATACTGTACTCAATTAATTAAGAAACAATGGGGAGCAAACCTTTCTAAGTTTCAAGGAATTCAGATGTTAGGTGGTGTACAAATGAATGGCGAACAAATCTATCTTCAAGCACAAGAAGAAATTAACAAACTGGAAGAACAGATACAACTTGCATATGAGTTGCCACCTATGCATCAAATAGGATAAGGCAATGCCTACTAATGTTTATTTTGACACAGGAACTGTTAGAGAACAAGAACTCTATGAAGATTTAATCATAGAGCAACTTCGTATCTATGGTCAAGAGGTCTACTACATTCCTCGTACCATTGTTTCAACAGATACAATTTTAGGTGAAGATGATATATCAACTTTTGGTGATGCATACTTAATTGAAATGTATATTGAAAATGTAGATGGTTACGAAGGACAAAAAGAACTCATGTCTCAGTTTGGTTTAGAGATGAGAGATGAAACAACATTTATAGTTTCAAGAAGAAGATGGGAACAGTTTGTTGCAATAGACTCAAATCTTACAGTAAGTTCTAGACCAAACGAAGGCGATTTAATTTATTTTCCAAAAGGTAAAAAGTTATTTGAAATTGGGTTTGTAGATCATGATGATCCATTCTATCAAGTTCACAATTTACCAACTTACAAACTCAAGTGCAGAACATTTGAATATGGTTCTGAAGACTTTGATACTGGTATTAGTGAAATAGATGGTATAGATAATGCATTAAGTGTAGACGCATTAGCATATCAATTTACATTAGAAAATGAAGTTGGTTCTGTTTTACTTGAGAACGATACAGATCCAGATGATGTTGCTTATCTAATACAAGAAGACTATATAGTTGGAGATGGTGTAAATGATAAGACCGCACAAAATGAAATATTTGAGCAACAAGATGATAATGTGTTAGACTTCTCAGAGTCTAATCCATTCGGAGACGCAGGAGTAAATGAATAATGTTAGGTAACAGACAATTCTATCACGAAACAGTAAGAAATATTGTAGTGGCATTTGGTACACTATTTAATGACTTACATGTTGTGAAGAAAAATAATAGTGGTGTAGTTACACAATCGATGAAAGTTCCATTAGCATATGGACCAAAACAAAAATGGTTAGCAAGACTTGACCAAGATGCAAACTTAGATAGCAAGGTTGCGATTACACTTCCTAGACTTGGATTTGAAATACAAACATTATCTTATGATCCAACACGAAAGTTAAATCGTGTGCAAAAGTTTAAGAAAGTAAAAAGTGATTCTAATGATAATAGTAAAATGGATTCACAATATATGCCTGTACCATATAATTTGAATGTTCAGTTATATGTTATGGCAAAACAATCAGACGATGCGTTACAGATTGTTGAACAAATATTACCATTCTTTCAACCAGACTATACATTAACAATTAATGATATGGCAGATATGGGTATCGCAAGAGATATACCTATTGTTTTGAATAGTATTGATTATGAAGATAGTTATAAGGGTGAATTTACTGAAAGACGAGCAATTATATACACATTAGATTTTACTACGAAGTTCTTCCTATATGGACCAGTTACTTCCAGCAAGGTTATCAAAACTGTTCAAGTCGATCAATATACAGACTTGCCAGATACTGCTCCGAAAAGAGAACAAAGATATACTGTTACTCCTGATCCAACATCTGCTGATGCTGATGATGACTTTGGATTTAATGAAACAGTTTCTTTCTTTGAAGACGCTAAGAATTATGATGAGGAAAGTGGCACTGACAAATAGGACACATTATGAGCACTAAAGATATATTAGATGAAGCATTGAATATTGATGACAAGTCAGAATTAATTACAAAAGACGAAACAATACCTGTAATTCCAAGACCAAGTGATAACTTGGAAGACATGGATGCTGATTACAGATATCAAAGAGAAAACTTTTACAATTTAATCGAACGAGGTTCAGATGCTATTGAGGGTATCTTGGATCTTGCTCGTGAGTCTGAACATCCAAGATCTTACGAAGTTGCTGGTCAACTTATTAAACAAGTTGCTGAAGTAACTGAGAAACTTGGTGATCTTCAAGCAAAAATGAAGAAGTTAAAAGAAGTGCCTAACAACGCACCACAAAATGTAACCAACGCATTGTTTGTGGGTAGCACTTCAGAGTTACAAAAAATGTTGAAGGGTAAACTGGACAATATAGATAATGGCAACGATAAAGGCAAGTGATAATCAGTATCTTGGAAATCCAAATTTAAAAAAGACTAATGTCCCTTTTGAGTATACGGAAGACCAAATAGCAGAATACGCTAAGTGTATGAAGGATCCATTATACTTCATACAAACTTATATGCGTATTGTATCTCTTGATGAAGGTCTTGTACCATTTAATATGTACAACTTTCAAAAAGAAATGGTTGATACATTTCATAATAATCGTTTTACTATCTGCAAACTTCCTAGACAGTCAGGCAAATCTACAACTATTGTAGCATATCTCTTACACTATGTTCTATTTAATGAGAATGTAAATGTTGCGATTCTCGCAAACAAATCATCAACTGCTAGAGATATTCTTGGTCGATTACAACTGGGATATGAGCATCTTCCTAAATGGTTACAACAAGGTGTTATATCTTGGAACAAAGGTAGTTTAGAAATAGAAAATGGTTCAAGTATTCTAGCAGCATCTACATCTGGTAGTGCGATTCGAGGTGGTTCGTTTAACATTATTTTCCTTGACGAGTTTGCTTATGTACCATCTAATGTTGCTGAAGAATTTTTTAGTTCAGTATATCCTACAATATCATCTGGTAAAACAACGAAGGTTATGATAGTATCTACACCACATGGTATGAATATGTTTTATAAACTGTGGATGGATGCTCAAAATAAAAGAAACGATTATATTCCACTGGAAGTACATTGGTCAGAAGTTCCAGGAAGAGATGAGAAGTGGAAAGAAGAAACTATTCGTAATACATCAGAACAACAATTTAAGACTGAGTTTGAGTGTGAGTTCTTAGGTTCTATTAATACACTTATTAATCCTAGTAAACTAAAGAATCTAGCATATCGTGAACCGATACAAACAAATGCTGGGTTATCGTTATATGAAAATCCAGATAAAGATAAAACTTATATGATAACTGCTGATGTGGCACGAGGAACAAATAACGACTATTCAGCATTTTTAGTTTTTGATGTGTCACAAGTACCATACAGAGTTGTTGCTAAGTATCGTGACAATGAAATTAAACCTTTAATGTTTCCACAAAAAATACACACTGTTGCTAAAGCATACAACGAAGCATTTGTACTAGTAGAAGTAAATGATATTGGAGAACAGGTCGCTAACACTCTCCAGTTTGATTTAGAATATGATAATCTAATGATGGCATCTATGCGTGGACGTGCTGGACAAGTTTTAGGTGGTGGATTTTCTGGTGGTAAAGCACAACTTGGAGTAAGAACTACAAAAGCAGTTAAGAAGGTCGGATGTTCTAATCTAAAACAGTTATTAGAAAGCGATAAGATTATTATTGAAGATATTGATATAATAAGTGAGTTGTCTACATTTATTGTAAAGGGATCGTCTTGGGAAGCAGATAATGGTTGTAATGATGATTTAGTTGCGTGTTTATTCTTATTTGCGTGGTCTGTAGATCAATTATACTTTAAAGAACTTACTGATAGTGATATTCGTCAAAGGATGTTCAGAGAACAACAAGATCAATTAGAACAAGACATGGCACCATTTGGTTTTATTGATAATGGTGTAGATGATGTTGATGTTGAAGTTGACGAGTATGGTAC